GGAAACCGCCGATCCGGATGAGCTGGTGGAGCGCGCGACAGGTCTGGTCATGGCGCTGGCGGATACTCGGGTGGCTGGCCGCGATCCGGTCGAAGTTGGCACGCTGCTGCGGAATGTGCTCGAGCAGCTTGAGGCGCGCTCGGAGCGCGCGGGCGGTGTGTCTGGCTTGCCCACGGGCTTCGCCGACCTGGACGAAAAGACCAGCGGCTGCCAAGACGGCGACCTGATCATCATCGCTGGCCGCCCCTCGATGGGTAAGACGACGTTCGCGATCAACATTGCGGAGAACGTGACCGAGAATGAGGGCGTTGCGCTGGTGGTCAGCCTGGAAATGGCTGCGGCTCAGCTCGCGGAGCGTTCGATTGCGCGCTACGGTGCTATTGACACCCAGCGCCTGCGCACCGGGAAACTGCACCAAGGCGACTGGCCGCGGCTGACGCATGCTATTCAACAGCTGGAAAACCAGCGGCTGGTCATCGCAGACGACCCTAGCCTAGCCAACGTTGCGCGGATCCGCCTGGCGGCGCGCAAGGTCAAGCAGCGACAGGGGCGGCTCGACTTGATCGTCATCGACTACCTGCAGCTGATGCAGGGAGAGGGCTCAACTCGGAACGAAGATCTGGGCGGGATCACCCGCGCAATCAAGCTGCTGGCGCGCGAGCTGGGATGCCCGATCATCGTGCTGTCCCAACTGTCGCGGAAGGTCGAGGAGCGCCCGAACAAGCGGCCGATCCTCAGCGACCTACGAGAATCCGGGGCGATAGAGCAGGACGCCGACGTGGTTCTTATGGTCTATCGCGACGAGTACTACGTTGAAGACAGCCCGTTCAAGGGCCTGGCCGAGATCCTGATCCGCAAGCAGCGCATGGGCCCGCTCGGCGAAGTGTTCCTGACCTTCCAGGGCCAGCACTCACGTTTCCTGGATGCAGACCAGCAAGCAGTGGCAGAGGCGCGGAACGCCGTGACGTTCAAACCGAAGCCCAAGTATTCGGCATTGAAGGATTGAAGATGATTACTGTAGAACTTCCCTGGCCGCCTAAAGAGCTAAGCCCGAACTACCGGGGCCATTGGGTGCCCATAGCACGCGCCAAGAAATCATACCGATCAGCAGCTCGGATTCTGACCAGGTCCGCCCTAGCTAAAGCCAGCGGCTACTCCCAGTTTGAGGATGTGCGCCTGTCCTACGAGTTCTACCCGCCGGCGGCGCGGGCATACGACAGGGACAACCTGGCGGCGCGCATGAAGCCCGGCACGGACGGCATTGCCGACGCCCTGAGCGTCAACGACCGCGGGTTTCACTTCTCGCCGCCGCAAATCAGGGAAAAGGTTAAAGGCGGCATGGTCCGCGTCACGATAGAACAGGTGGCTCTATGACGATTATTCAAAAACCGCGCGCGCGACATGAAGCTGGGATGTGGCTAGTCTGGTGCGAAGCCGTTGGGCCGAGCCCGCGCGCGACCCTCGATGCGGCATACCACGCTTGGGCACGCCGCCGCGGGTGGCTGGCATGACGGAAGGATTCCCCAGGTGGGTAGAGGATGAGATCCACAACTGGGCGCGATCCCAGTGGGAAGGCGAATGGCCTGGCCCTCGAGGCCCGAGTGGCGAGGAGCCTGAAGTCTGCGACTTCCCGCCTCAGCCTGGCCACGAGGACGACATAGAACCGCCGCGAATCCCGATAAACCATGAGCGTGCTCGCCAAGTGCATCGGCTATACGAGGCGCTTCCCCTCGTAGAACAGCGGGTGGTCCAGGCCGAATACACGCGGCGGGCTGAGTACGGCGACCTGCCTGCGCATCTTCGCCAGGAAAAGGCGTGTCGACTGATCGGGATCGCGCTTCCGTACTACAAGGTGGCGCTGGGCAGTTTCAAGCAGCAGGTCTGGAGGATGTTCGAATGAAGTACGCACGGGAAATGATCGATCTGATGGCTGCTTACCCAGGCCGGCCTTTCCGACTGGTAGAACTTGTGCGACATGTTTCGCAGGGGCGCCAGTTGAGCGTGACCGAGCGAACACGGCTGGAACGCGGAATTCAACGGGCCGCGGATGCGCTTCAGTCGGCGGGAAGTGTCGTCATCGAGGAGCCGACGCGCGGGCGGCATGGCAGGAAATATCTATGGCGTGTGACGGAACCGTCACATCGAGCCGCCAAATCCGTCACTCAATCGGTCACAATGGCTGCGGGATAGTACGTCCTGAAATTAGCCCCGGTTTGAGCCAGACTCACCGGGGCGCTTTCGTTTGCGCAGGATGGTGCGCATCGGCCGTTCCGACCGCCAGGTCACAGGCCAAACCGTGCGCCGCTGCCCGGACCAGCCGGCAAGTGTCCGAAACAACCCCGGCAGCGCGCCATATCTGTTCCCCACATCTCCTAGGGCTTGGTCATGGCGATAGGGGCGCGCAATCACTTATTCAAGACATCCTTAAATCGGTAGGCACCGAGCCCGTCGCGGGTGGGCATGTCTAGAGCTTTAAAAAAAAGGCTCAAGGCATGATTGACGCAGTCGACGCTAAAGAAAAGGCATGTGCGCAAGCCGGGTACGCGCTCGCCGATCAAGACCGGTTCTGGTCATTCGTCGCAAAGGGCGATCCGAATGATTGTTGGGCATGGATGGGCGCGAAAGATCGCGATGGGTATGGTCGATTCCATGTGCCCACATCGCGTAACAGCACAGCGCTGGCCCACAGAATCGCTTTTGGTCTGACCTACGGTGAAGAGCCACAGGCCGTTTGCCACAAGTGTGATAACCCTTGCTGCTGCAATCCGTCGCACATGTTCGGCGGGACCAAATTGGACAACAATCTGGATATGACGCGGAAAGGCCGGAACAAAGGCCCGAGGTTGCCGCTTCGGGGGCAGGGACACCATCAGGCCAAATTGACAGATGATCAGGCAATCGAGATACGTGCCGCCTATTCCGTAGGCGATGTTTCCCAGAGACAACTGGCCGCCGTTTATGGCGTTTGCCAGAGGTCGATATCAAAAGTGGTCAGAGGAATCAGCTTCAAAAATGCACAAGACAAACAAACTCACGCCGAAGCAGGCGAGGTTTGTTGAGGAATTTTTGGTTGACCTCAACGCCACGCAAGCGGCGATAAGGGCGGGGTACAGCCAGAAGACTGCTGGCCAGATCGGCGAGCAGAACTTGAAGAAACTTGAAGTCGCCGCGGCGGTTCAAGAGGCGCAGGCAGCCCGCGCAAAGCGTACAGAGATCACCCAGGACATGGTCCTGCGGGAGCTGGCCAAGATCGGCTTCAGCGACATCCGCAAGATCGTGCGGTGGGGCAAAACAGAGCTGCGCGTCACGGACGCAGGCGACGACGATGGCGAAGTGACTGAGGCGTACCACGGTCTAGCTCTGGTAGGCGCGGACGACATTGACGACGACACCGCTGCGGCCATCTCCGAAATCTCCGAAGGCCGAGAAGGGCTGAAGGTCAAGTTGCACGACAAGAAGGGCGCTCTGGTCGATATCGGGCGCCACCTCGGCATGTTCAAGGACCGCGTCGAGCACTCCGGCCCCAACGGAGGCCCGATCCCGACGACGCCGACCCTCATTGAGTTGGTGGCCCCGAGTGTCGAAAGCAAGGATTGAGCTTCCGCCAAAGCTGATCCCGGTATTTAGTGGTAACGCCCGGTACCGTGGAGCACATGGCGGGCGCGGATCGGCGAAGACGCGGTCCTTCGCGAAAATGACGGCCGTCCGCGGCTACATGTTCGCCGAGGCCGGCATCAGCGGCATGCTACTGGGCGCCCGTGAGTACATGAACTCGCTCGACGAGTCGTCGATGGAGGAGATCAAGGCCGCGATCCGGTCAGAGCCGTGGTTGGACGCCTATTACGATATCGGCGACAAGTACATCCGGACGAAGAACCGGCGCGTTTGGTATGGGTTCGCGGGCCTGAGGCATAACCTGGACAGCATCAAGTCCAAGGCGCGGATCCTGATTGCCTGGATTGATGAAGGCGAGAACGTCAGCGAGACGGCTTTCATCAAGTTGCTCCCCACGGTGCGGGAGGAAGGGCCAGGCTGGAATTCTGAGATCTGGGTCACCTGGAACCCAGAGAAGGACGGCAGCCCCATTGATGAGCGGTTCCGGAAGAACCCACCGTCGGGCGCCAAGATCGTCGAACTAAACTACATGGACAACCCATGGTTCCCGAAGGTGCTGGACGATGAGCGCCGCGCCGACCGAGAGCGCATGGACGACCAGACTTATGCATGGGTCTGGGACGGCGCATACCGCGAGAACAGCGAGGCCCAGATTCTGGCCGGCAAGTATCGGGTGGCCGAATTTCAACCGGGACCGAGCTGGGACGGCCCGTACTTCGGTATCGACTGGGGCTTCTCTCAGGATCCGACAGCCGGCGTCAAGTGCTGGATCCACGACGACAGGTTGTGGATTGAGTACGAGGCCGGCAAGGTGGGCCTCGAAAACGACGACATCGCCCAGTACATGATCGACCGGCTGCCCGGCATCGAATTGCACGCCGTACGCGCCGATTCCGCGAGGCCGGAGACGATCAGCCATGTGAAGGGTAAGGGCAAGGAAGGCAAGCGTGCCAATCTGCCTCGGATCGAGGGCGTGGAGAAATGGCAGGGCAGCGTCGAGGACGGTATTGCCCATCTGCGCTCGTACAAAGAAATCGTCCTGCATCCTCGATGCACCAAGACGCTGCGTGAGGCGCGCATGTACAGCTACAAGGTCGACCGGCAGAGCGGTGACGTGCTGACTGACATCGTTGACAAGCACAACCACTACTGGGACGCGACACGCTACGCGCTGGCCCCGGTTATCAAACGCAGCGGGTCTATGGGCCTGCTTCTGCCGAAACGATTACAGGGCCGGTAATGGCGATATTCAAACTGGCGGCGCTGGACGGCTCCGTGAAAATGGTCGTGCGTGCGCGCTGCATTAGCTGCGCCCGGGCCGTGGCCGTAGACCACGCCGGTCCGGAAGGTACTCGGGTATGGCGCGATTCCAGCCTGTCCAGCGTTGAGCTGGTGCGTGAAACAGACAAGACAGCCCTGATCCTAAGGGCAGAGCGGAAATGACGGACAAACTTCAACTGGCGGTCAACCACGCATTGGATGACCTCCGGATGGCGCGCGCCCGTATGGGGCTGCTCAACCCCGGCGGCTTGGGGCTGGACCAGAAGCGCAGCATGGCCTGGTGCGAGTACGGTTTTCCGGAAAACGTCAGCTACGAGATGCTGTTCAACCTGTACCGGCGCGGCGGCATCGCGCACGGCGCGGTGAACAAGCTGGCTGGCTTGTGCTGGAAATCTGCCCCGGAAGTGATCCAAGGCAGCGAGGATGATCGGTCCGAGGACGAGACGGCTTGGGAGAAGTCGATTTCGGCGACTCTGACGCCGTCTCTATGGCGTCAGTTCGCGGATGCTGACCGTCGCCGCCTGGTCGGCCGGTACGCTGGCATCATTCTGCGCGTGCGCGATAGCCAGGAATGGGATCAGCCCGTCAAGAACGGTGACAAGGCTCTTGCCGGCACGATCGTGTCATGGGCCGGCGCGCTCACGGTGGCGGAGTGGGAAACCGACAAGGCGTCGGACGCGTACGGCACGCCCAGAATGTGGCAGTACGCTGAGACCGGCATTAGCGGCCAGCCAGCACGAAAAGTCCGGATCCACCCCGATCGCGTGTTCATCCTGGGCGACTACGCGAACGATGCCGTGGGCTTTCTGGAGCCCGCTTACAACGCCTTCGTCAGCCTTGAAAAGGTGGAGGGAGGATCCGGCGAAGCCTTCCTGAAGAATGCGGCGCGCCAGGTGTCGGTCAACTTCGACAAAGACGCCAATCTGATGTCCATTGCGGCATCCTACGGGGTCAAGATCGAAGATTTGCAGGAGAGGTTCAACGAGGCCGCGCGCGAGATCAACCGCGGCAACGACGCCATGCTGATCACACAGGGAGCCTCCGTCGCGCCGCTGGTGTCGCAGGTGCCTGATCCTCAGCCCACCTACAACGTGAACCTGCAGACGGCCTGCGCGGCCATGGATATCCCGTCGCGGATCCTCATTGGCAACCAGTCAGGCGAGCGCGCCAGCACTGAGGACCAGCGGTACTTCAACGCACGGTGCCAGGCGCGCCGGAACACCGAGCTTTCCTTCGAGATCCACGCTTTTGTCGCGCACCTGATCCGTATCGGCGTCCTGAAGGCCCAGGCGGAGTACTCGGTGATCTGGGACGACCTGAACGAGGCTACGCCGGCGGACAAGCTGGCCAGCGCTAAGCTGATGAGCGACGTCAACACGGCGGCCATGGGCACCGGCGAGCAGGTATTCGACACGAACGAGATCCGCACGGCAGGCGGCTTCGAGCCGCGCGACGAGGCGGATCCGTTGCCCGACGACGATGAGGACGAAGAAGATGGCCCGGGCTCCGATTCTGCCGGCAAATCAGGCCGACCCGACAGGAGTTGACCGCCTGGAGCGCGGCGCCATCCGGGATTTTGCTAGGCGAGTTGCGGTTGTGAGAAGGGCGTATGTCCAGGCCATCGACCGTTTTCAGCCCGAACTGGCCGTCAACAAGCGCTACACCTTTCGCCTCGATCCGACCGTCCTGGCCAGCGTCTACGAGGACCTGGACCGTTTGACGGACTCGGTTTTCCTGGAGGGTGGGCAGCAGCAGCTTTGGTTCTTCGATAGCTACGTCGGCGTGGCGTACCTGCGTGGTACCGCTCAGGAATTCGCCAACCTGTCGCAGCAATCGCCGGCGTACCAGGCCGGCCGGCAGGATTTGGCCAACCTGTTGCGCAGCCGACCCTACCAGGACCGGATAGCGCTCATCCGCGCACGCGAGTTCGAGGAAATGAAGGGGCTGTCTGGTCAGGTGAAGGCCGACATGGGGCGCGTTCTCTCAGACGGCATGGCCCGCGGCCTGAATCCGCGGGAGATCGCCAGAAACTTGACGGAGCAGGCGGGCATCGAAGTGCGGCGCGCCAAACGCATCGCCCGGACTGAAATTCCGACCGCGCTGCGCCGTGCGCGGATGGACGAGGCAGACGACGCCGCTGAGACCTACGGCACGCAAGCCAAGCAGATGCACATGTCCGCGCTGAGCCCGACGACGCGGGCAAGCCACGCGAGCCGGCACGGGAAGCTGTTCACTACCGACGAGCAGCGTACCTGGTGGGCCAAAGATGGAAATTCGATCAATTGCTATCTGCCTGGCACGCGGGTGCGGGGTAGGTTCACCGCAGGATCAAAAGCCCTCTACGACGGGAACGCCATCAAGCTTGTGACTGCTGGTGGGCGCGTGCTTTCCGTTACCGCGAATCACCCCGTAATGACCGATCTTGGCCTGATTGCGGCGCACGAAATCGCGGAAGGAGATCACCTTCTCGCATACCGCAGCGAGATCGAAGGTTCGTCTGGGATAGGTCACCTGCACCACGAGCATGGAGATGCCCTGGTCGAGGATGTATTTCGCACGCTGATGGAGTCGGGCCATTCGCTCTCGTGTCGGGTGGATGCTGTAGATCTCCACGGCGACGGAAGGTTCGTCCAGGGCAATGTCCATGTTGTAAGGGCCAATAGCGCGTTGGCTGTGGGCGTCAATGCCCAGCTCGGCGAGGGCCTGGATTACCTCGGCCTCAAACATTCCGATCCGATCTTCCCTTTGGTTGGCGGCCTTTCTGGCGCGGATTTCATCGGACTCAAGTTGGCCGCGGCGGACGGAGAGGGCGGCACTCGTAATCGCCCGTCGGTCGTCGATGCCGACATGCACATATCGCTGGATTGCGCCGGCCTTCCGGTCGCGGCGACAAACGCCGTGGCTCAGGAGGATCCGCTGCACCACGCTTCTGGAAACACCGGCGTGCTTGGCAACGAATTGTTCCGACTGCCCCTCCTGATAGAGAGAGACAAGGTAGTGCTCGTCGAGCGATTCAAGTTTCGCGGGCATGTCTATGACCTTGAAGAAGTATCAGGGGTCATGGTAGCGGACGATGTAATTGCGAGCAACTGCAAATGCAGCACCGTGACCGTGCTTGTGGACGACAAGGGCAAGCCCCTTGTGCCCGGCATCGTGGAGCGAGCTCGCAAGAACTACCAGGTCATGAAATCCAAGGGCAAGGGCGCTTGGACGGAGGAATGATGAAAGTCAATCGCATACTGCGCGCCTTGGGCCTTGCGCTGCCCGGGCACGGGCACGGGGCCGTCGTGCTGCAGGTGAACTCGGGCGGCACTGCCGAGCGCATGCATGTCAACGTCACCACGCAGGTGAACGCCAAGGCAATCCGGCGCGAAACCTACAACGGCCGCGAGCACTGGGTTGTCCCGAGCTACACGCTGCCGGCCGACGTGGTGATGAATGGCGGCCTGTATCCGGCCGGCGAGATCGACGCCCACTACCAGAAGCTCGAGGGCACGCTGGCGCCGCTGGGCCATCCCCAGGTCGACGGCAAGTTTGTGTCTGCGTTTAGCCCAGAGGGGATCAACGTCGGCCACGTCGGCGCCTGGAACCGCAACGTTAAGAAGTCCGGCAACCGCATCTACGTCGAAAAGTGGATCGACATCGCGGTCGCGGGCCAGAGCGAGGGCGGCAAACGGCTGTTGGAGCGGCTGGATGCCCTGGAGCGCGGCGAAGACGTGCCGCCGATCCATACCAGCGTGGCGGTGCTGCTGGAGCGGATCGCCGCCGCTCACAACGCCGGCAGCTACGACTGGATTGCCAAGATCCATGGGATGGACCACGACGCCATCCTGCTGGATGAGGTCGGTGCCGCCACCCCTGAGCAGGGCGTAGGCCTGATGGTCAATGCCGACCAGGCGGTGCCGCTCGCTACCAACGCCGGCGTCCTGGTTGGCGAATCCTACCGCGAGCGCGAGAACCGAATCCAGGCCGCCGCCAAGGCGCGCTTCGCGCCGGGCCCGGACGAATACGTCTGGGTGGCAGATTTCACCGACAGCCAGGCCGTGATCGTGCGAAACGGCGGGATTGCGGAGGCATACGGCTATTCGGACGAGGGCGGGAAGATCGCCTTTGACGACGCCGGAAGCCCGGTCGTGCGGCAGGAATCCTGGATGGCCGCCGCCTTCAACACCCTGAAACGAGTTTTCAACCAGCAGGCTCGGCCTGCACAAACCAAGGAGGGCGAAATGCCTCTCACCGCTGAAGAAAAGGCCGAGCTGACCAACGACATCAGCAAAGCCATCGCCGCCAACCTGGCGGAGCAACTCACGCCTCTGACCACGAAGGTCGAGGGCCTGGAAGCCAACCACAAGGCGCTGTCTGACGCCCTGATGGCCAATGCCAAGGCCGAAGAAGCCGACAAGCGCAAGGTCGTCGCCGCCAAACACGGCGAGGTCGTGGCGAACGCGCTGTCCGGCGAGGCGCTGGAAGCGATGTTCAAGTCGCTGGGCGACGCCGCGACGCTGGCCGGCAACTCCGGCCAGATCCAGACCGGCGGCCTGACTGCTGACGTGTCCAATCTGCCGAAGGAGTAAGTCATGAGCCGCTATCGCCGCGTCAATATCGACGGCCAGTCGCTGTACAAAACCGAAACGCGAGTTGCCGCCGCCGCGCTGCTGCCGGGCACCTTCGCCGTGATCAACGGCGACGATAAGTTCGCCCAGGCTGCTGCGACAGTCGGTCGGCTGTACGTCATCGACTGCGCCTATCACCAAGGCTTGGGTATCCGCGATGCCGTTCCTGCTAACGATTCTGCCGTTGGCAACTACGTCGAGGAGGGTCGCGAACTGGCCATTCTCTGCCCGGCTGGCACCTATGCCAAGGACACGCCCATCAAGCTGGGCGCCAGCGGGCTGGGCGCCATTGCCACGGACGACACCGACACCGTGCTGGGCTACAGCCAGGACGACGCCGTCATCGCCGCCAGCACCACCGACTTCATCCGCGTGCGCTTCCGCGTCGGCACCGTCGCCGCGGCCGCCGGCGAGCCTTAATCCGAGGAGAAGGCAACATGTATCTGACTCAATCCGCAATCGCCGCGCATCCGCGCCTGGTGGGCCACTACCAGCACCTGCAGGCCAACCGCAATATCTGGAACCGCCAGAACGCGGCCATGATCGCCGCCAATCAGGCGGTCATGACGCCCGAAATGTTGGCCTGCAACGCGCTGGCCGGCCTGCAAAAGGACTTCTGGGCGGAAATCGACAACCAGATCATCCAGTACCGCAACCAGGAAACCGGCATGGAGATCGTGCTGGATCTCCTACGTGTGCAGCAGGTGCTGAACATCGGCAAGACCGCCAAGCTGTACAACGTGGTGGGCGACATCGCCGACGACGTCCAGGTCACCATCGACGGTCAGGCACCGTATTCGTTCGACCATACCGAATACAACTCGGACGGCGACCCGATCCCGGTCTTCACGGCGGGCTACGGCGTGAACTGGCGTCACGCGGCTGGCATGTCCACCGTCGGCATCGACCTGGTGCTGGACTCCCAGGGCGCCAAGCTGCGCAAATTCAATAAGCGCCTGGTGTCGTACGTGCTGGATGGTCACAAGGACATTCAGGTCCAGAACTATCCGGCCCAGGGCCTACGCAACCACCGCAACACGGTCAAGGTGAACCTGGGCAGCGGCGCCGGTGGCGCGAACATCGATCTGACGACTGCTACCCAGCAGCAGTTGATCGATTTCTTCACCAAGGGCGCTTTCGGCCAGGCCGCGCGCGCCAACAAGGTGGATGCCTATGACGTCGTCTGGGTTTCTCCCGAGATCATGGCCAACCTGGACGGCGACTATGTGAACGGGGGCGTCGTCAACGGCACCATCCGCGATCGCATTCTCGCCCGTGCCAAGATCCGCGAGTTCCGCGAATCCTACGCGCTGTCCGGCAACGAGTTCCTGGGCTACCAGCGCCGTCAGGACGTGGTTTCGCCTCTGGTCGGCATGTCGACCGGCACCGTGCCGCTGCCGCGGCCTCTGCCCCAGACGAACTACAACTTCCAGATCATGGCTGCCATGGGTCTGCAGATCAAACGCGATGACGAGGGCCTGTCGGGCGTGATCTACGGCGCCAATCTGGCGTAAGGAGCCGACATGCACAAAGTCGAAGTCATCCGGCCCTGGAATGGGGTCCAGCGCGGCCAGGTGCTGGAGCTGAAGGAAATCCCCGCCGCACTGCGCGCCAACGTGCGCGAGATGGTCGACCAAGCGGCGGCTGGCCCCGTCGTGGTCGACGTCCAGGCCCACATCGACGCGGCAGTCAGGCAGGCGCTCGACGGCACGCGGAGCGACGTCACCCGCATGTTGGAAAACGCCCGCCGGGAGGCCGACGAAATCGTGTTCGCCGCCCACGAGGAGGCGGGACGGATCCGCGCCGCAGCCCAGGCCGCCGCCGCACCGGCGGGGCAGCTGACCCCGGCTACGCCCAGCGCGATGGCCGGCGCCGGCCTGCCGGACAAGGAACGGAAGGCGCTCATCACCGCGCGCCTGAAGGAGCTGAAGGTCGAGCACGGCGGCCGCAAGAGTGCCGACGAGCTGGCCGCGCTGCTGCCGCCGGACGAGCTCAAGGCCTTGTTCCCCGCCGAGTAAGCCGCCTCCGGGCGGCTTTTTTGGCCCCGCCGCGCGCGGGGCCGTTTTCATTCTGAGATCTGGATATGGTGACGATTGAGCAAGCGCAGAAATATCTGGAAGGCCAGGGAATCGTCCTGCCGGATTTCGTGCTGGTCGCTCTGGTGGAGCAGGCCAACAGCATCCAGGCGTGCCTGGACGAGCACTACCCGCCGGCGACGGCGTTGCTGATCCAGCTCTACGTCCTGGCCTTGATGGGCCTGGGCCAGGGCGACCGGTACATCAGCAGCCAGACCGCACCCAGCGGCGCGTCACGGTCGTTTCGGTATCAGGGCTTTGCCGACCGCTGGCGCGGCGCGCTGGCGCTGCTGCGCGGGCTGGATACCTTCGGCTGTGCCGACGGTATCATCCCGCCGGACCCGACCCAGACGGCGCATGCCGGCATCTGGGTGGCGAAGGGCGGCTGCATGGGTGGTGACCGCTGATGTCGGCGACCGCCAACTGGAGCTACACGAACGTCGCCACGGTGCGGCCGTTCCTGTCCTTGGATCAGTGGACCGGCCAGGCCGTCTACGGCGAACCCTATGAGATCGCCTGCACCTGGACGGCCGACAACAGCCAGGAGCGGATGGCCGGCGGCCAGGGCGGCTCCCAGGGCGCCGAGTTCATCGCCAAGCACACCATCTTCACCGAAGACCGGCGGCCCAAGTATCTCGACCTGATCATCTTCGATGGGTCGGACGGCTGGGAGGAGATCCGCGCCGTCATGACCTGGGACATGTCTCCCTTTGGCGAGATCCCCGATTACAAGCTGGTGACGTGATGCCAGTTCGCGGAATAGAGCGCGTGCGGCGCGGCTATCGCGTGGCTGTGGCGGAAATCGCCGTCGGCACGACCGAGCAGGCCGTATACGAGATCCTCAGCCAGGTAGGGGCCATGGCGAACCTGATGGCGCCCATGGACACCTCCACGCTGGTCAACAGCCAGTACGCGCCACAGATCGAGCAGCGGGACGGCAAGACCACGGGAAACATCGGCTACACAGCCGAGTATGCCGCTGCCGTGCATGACGCGCCAGGCACACTGCGCGGCCGGCCACGCGATCCGAGCGATCCGAGCCGCGGCGACTTCTGGGATCCAAACGCCGAACCGGGCTTTCTGACGAAGGGCGGTGATGAGATTCGCCCGGCCGTGCCAGAAATCCTGAAACGCCACTACCGGGTCTGACCATGTTCGAACAGTTCAAGAACTGGGTGGCGCTGGCCATCCCGCCAACTCTTTATACGTATAGCCGCGGCATGTGGCAGGACAGCGCCGCCGTAGCCGAAAGCTGGTTTTGCGTGCTCCTTCAGATGGGCGGCCCGGCGCCGAACGTCGAAGACCGTCGGCAGCGCTACCGCGTGCTGCTACTCGGCCCTCGCAATGGTCGCCAATTCTCAGGCGAGATCCAGGCCCATGCCGAGGCTCTCGTCCAGGCCGCCATGGGCGATGTCGCGCCCTGCGGCGCCGCTTCCGTGCGCGCTATCGGGGAGCCGGTAGGGCCCGGATACACCACTGAGAACCGTCCCTGGTACTCGGTTGATTTTCAAGTCCTTTTTTGAA